TGACAGCAGGCGATCTAACGAAATCTGATTAGTATGACTGCTATCTAGGGCCAGAATGGATTTGTCCGGAAGCCGCAAGGCATTGGGAGGCACAGGAGTTCCGTCTGAGAGGGCTGGAACTGGTTTGGCAGCGCTGGCCACGCCGCTGACAATAGCAATAAAAACATCCTGAGAAATTACACGCCCTTGCTGCGTTGTTATTTCTAAATTGACTGTTTGCGTTGTCCCCGGCTCACCTCCTCCCAAGAAAACGCAAGCCAACCCATTCACAATGCTGCACCATGAAACAGATATATCTGTGGAGAGCCCTTGCGCCGTTGTGACCGAAGCAGAAACATGAGCTATGTAATCGTTCGTTCCTCGCAGAACCTCAGACGCATCAAGAGAAAAATCAAAGTTCTCTGCACTGTTTTTCTTTGGCCAAACTAACAAAGACGACGGATATGTTGGCGCAGAACGCAGCAAACTAGGCGCTGGCAGGATCAATGTCCTAGAAATTGATGGCTGCCATATTGGAGATGACAATGGCCTCATGCAGTAGGTGCCTGCGGCAACACTGTTGAGGTTATATCTGTGCCATTTTCAATTGCCTCCAGAGCATTGAGATAAGTTATCCACGATTCAGGAGTAGCCGCGTTTTTAATCGTATAAGCGTTAAGCACATATGACCGAGCACCTGCCAAAGCTGCAGTAGCTTCTGTTTTCAGATCAGTAGTGGCGGGAGGCGTATAATCGACAATTACACCGTCCAAAATACCTTTACCCAGAGGTAGACGGAATGATGTCTCATCTGCCCAATCTTCAGGTGACACAGGTATCATATCGGACGCTGATGGTACATTCGCCAGATTGGACATTACCCACGTATCATACCAACCCGTTACACGGCACGGCTGCTGGGCTGTTTTGTCGTAACTGGCATAGTAACGATCGGGATACAGTGTTTTCACGTCAGTCATCACGGTGTTCCTGATACGAGAAAGTTCACGCTGGTTGCCCCATTTGTCTGAATTTGGAACCCCGTTGCTGTCCACCCGCCCAAAACTGATACAGAAGCGTTGCTGCCATTTGTCAAACCGTGACTGATAACAACTGACGTTGGCGCAGAAGACAGAGCTTGAGGTAGTGTAATGTCGTGCACGCCGCTGCTATCAACGGCCACTACAAAATCCTGCAAAAGTTTACCGCCGCTGAGACCGATAATATAGTTTCCTGCAGGCTGTTTCCCATTGATGGAATTTTGCAACGCAGTATCTGCCTCAGCACGCGCACTGCTTTCAGCGACTAGATCAGAATTCCATGCCAATGCCGCAATTTTTGTATTCCCAGCATACGCTAGATAGGCACGACCATCTGCCGGATTTACGCATAAAGATGTTCCCGGCAAAGCTAGTGCGATACCAGGATTATAATTCTCCAAATATCCAGAAAGAGAATTCGTTAGATCTGAAGTCTTTAGAAACTTATTTCCACTCGGATCATAGATGTAACCGTCGCCCCGAAAATAGAAGTTCGTTTGGGTGCCATCATATGCAGTAAACTGCAGAAGGCCGCCTGATCTGTAATCACTACCTTTGCCATTTACGTCTGTCACAGATAGCGAAAACGCCATCTTGCCATAGCCGTAAGCCGTTATTCCATCAGACCATACATAATCACCAGTCTGAATAGCCCCATCTGCTCCAGAGCCACCCGACATAACACGGGAGTTTCCTGCCACCACCCAACCGTTGGAGGTTACCCAGGCAGCCGTGTCGCCGCTTTTGAGGAAGTATGCACTCTCAGAGCCTGTAGCTATCTGACTGATAGCCTTGAACAGCTGCGTATTATCAGTTCTGTCTGGAGTTAATTTTGCTCCGACAATAACATTATATATCTCTGCCAACAGGGCATTGTACGCATATGCAGGAAAAACCGTGCGTGCAATTTGCTTAACCGGATCCCCATCCGTTGCCCAACCGGGTGTTCCTGTTGTTGGGGCAGTATCAGCTTTGCTGACATCAACTGTGCCAGGAGCGATTAAAAGATCCATCGTTTAACCTGTATATTCAAAATATATGGTTGTTCCTGCTTGGGATGCGCGCCGCATTTCATATTCGAGCACCGTGTGATCATCCGTGCTGGGTGAATCTACAGTGATGACATAGACAAAATTCCACTCCTCCCCACCAAAGGGAGAGCCAAATGTCATGCCAAAATAAGATGCGCTGCATGGCGTAACTGTTGCGCTATACCCAAGTGTTTTCGCCAGATCTTCCAATGCAGGTATGCTGATACTTTGATCACCGCATAGCCGCGCCACTACCTGCCCTTGCGCCTGTGCAAGCGTAGGTGTTGTGGTTTGCACAGCATCGGGAAGCCCCAGCGTTTTCTGCCACTCAGGAAGAAGTTCCTCTGTTGTCGCTGGGAATGCATCAGTCAGCAGGTTGGAAGATCTCTCTCCATTACGTTGGAAAGTCTGAGCCCAAATCCCGGCTAGTTTGTATAAAACGCCATCGACGGAACGAGACCAGATTGGCCCACGCGGCAGGAGAGATAAAAGGGCGTTACGGAAATTCTCAACAGAGAAGATAGGAGCCGCCATATATCAGCTCTCCGTTGTTAATGTTCCCAGAACAGGCATGGACCCTGCTGTTTCAGGAACAATAGGGCTTGATGGACTGGTGATATCGTAAGACGGCAGCCCGATGGCCGCGATAGCTTCTTGCCATGCATTTTGGTGAATGGTCACACCTGGGCCGCTCAAACGCAGAAACATATCCTGCAAAGCAGCTTTGATGAGTGTCTGGTTCGCTTCAGTATTCTCAGACCCAAGATCTGAAATCACAAAGTCTGTCGCCTGGGCAATGGGCGCGCACACAACCACTAGAGGTGTTGCCGGCTCTTTTTCCCATACAGCGTTTGCTACCGTGAGCTGGTCACCTGTAGCGGTTGTATAGCGTGTATCATTGCTGGATGCGCCGTCTGTTCCCTGTGGAAAGCCACCCTCTGCAGCATTTGCATCATCCAGCATAACGTAGATGACCACAGATCCAGATCCAAATCCGTTAGGCACAACCCATGCACGGGTTACACCGGCAACCGCTTCTGCCCATTCCTTGTAATCTGCCGCTGTTCCATAGCCACCAGGGTTCTGATAGGCATCCAGAACGCGGGAACGGAACTCATCCTGCGTTTCAATATCTGCCCCACCTGTAAAGGCAGTGCTAACGGATCCAGTTGTCTGCACACCTTCAACCGGGCTGGACAATGTGGCCAAAGATCCGGCTGCAATGTTACCGGCAGTGCCAGTGCTGGAGCACTTAGCCTGGGCAACTGTTTGACCATTTGCCGTAACTGAATCTGCAGTCGTTATGGCTGAAAGCGCCCCGCCTAGAATGATTGTAGTTCCGGCCGGAATAATGTTGTCACCAGTAACAGTGAACGTAACGCCCCCAGAAGCCGCTGTGGCATCCTTCAGGTAAATCCCTTTCAATGCCCCCCATGCGGCCAGATACTCGTCTGTAGCCGTCCATGGCACAGCCTGCTTGGCTATCCAGTCCAGGTATCCATAATGCAGCCACGCCAGCCCAGCTAAGGCATAGGTGATGACAGTGATGACAGAAAAACGCAAAACGGCGGAAACATTACTGATTCCGCCGTCCAGAACATCCTGTAATGCCTGCTGGCGCAGCTGCGTCAGCGTAGGCCGTGCATATGGCATCTACTAGCTCATCCCTTCCCATGCCCACGAGAACAGGAATTCCTGCGTGGCTGTTTTTCCGGGTTCCGTAATTTTCACTGTGAATAGAAGCGCTGGCGATGATCCACTTGCCCATTCTGCCGTTACGCCAATCGATTGCGCCACGCTGTCTGTTACCAGCCATTCCAGGGCCTCGTAACATATAGCCTCAACCTCACGCAGCGCAGACGTTTGGCCAGCTTTAATGGTCCGCGCCATTTGCCATAGGCGGGATCCAATAGGCATTTCTGCATACGCATCTGCCCACCAGCCGCGCCGATCTTCCTTATTGGAACCAGCGGCGTCTGGAGCGCCACGAATACCAACCGCTGCTGCATCTGCCGTAACTGTTTCCGGTGCCACGCGGTCAGTAAATAAACTAACCATAACCGCAGATTTTAACGGGCTATCAAGCGCAATGTCTCCGCCTTCAATAACAAAATCTCCGCGGCATTCATTTGGTATCCAGCGGATTGCGATGTCCATATTACCCCTCAGGCGCGCCTGTTTCACCCGGTGCGGCCGTAACCGGATGGGTGTGATCTGTTAGACTGATGTTGCCAGCCATAACGTCTTTCTGCCCGGTGATTGTTCCCGTACTGGTTATGTCTCCAGAAACATTCATACCACCGCAGGCTACATTGATTTTTTTCTCACCAGCATCAATGGAAATACTGCCATCTGCCTTCATGATGATGGAGCTCCCCATTGTAGGGCTGAAAACACAGACCTCTCCCCGTTGTAAACCGGGAGGCGGATGACGTTGATCGCCTGTGGCAATCACAACGCCCCGTGTTCTATCGCCCCCTTGAAACAGAACAGCAGCATCACAACCGGACGTTGGCCTACTGCGAAAGCCATATTCCTGCAGAAGAGGCACATCAGAGCGCATTTCACCAGCCGCCAATGCCAGCTGCATGGTAGGGGTAGATCGGCTTTCATCTGTGTCCGATGTCTGGCGTGCCAGACCCAAGGCCATCATCACCCGGCGCCCAAGACGCTGTAAAGGAGATGCCATCAGTCCCTGCTCACTGCAGCAATAGCTTCATTCTGTTCTACCGGAAGAACCAAGGGTTCTGGAACAAATGCGCTGGATGGCATCAACACCATATTGGCATGCGTTCCATCTTCTCCCTGCACCAACTCCAATTCGCCCAACAGCAGATCATTCCGGCTACTGGACGCGCGCGTAAGAGGGATAATCGTATTGGGCATCCATAAAGCGCCTGATCCATCCCGCCAGCTGCTAACAGTTGCCTCAATCACCTGAGAACGTCCATAGCGCCGTGCCACTTCCCACTGCACGCGTTTACGCGCAACGCTATAATCAGCATCCCCTAACTCCACAGGGATAAGGAGCGGCCTTCGGCGTGAGACACCGGGATCTGATGCACTTGCCTCAGCTGGTGCCGTTTGCGCCTGCATCTGCTGGCTCAGTTTGTCTCCATCAGATGGAGGCGTAAACAAAATGGCTGGATTTTGAATAATGGCCTGCACATTGGAAAACCGGCCTTCCAATGATGAAAGAGAAACCAGACGTTCCATATTAACGCCCTGCTGCACGCCTCCACTGGCAACCGTTGTTCCAACAGGGCTGAGCACAATGGATCCATCTGGCTGGTCATAGAAAATACAGCCTGCCAAACGGCATACGCGTTCAATAACCTCGTAGGCGGTTTCTGTCAGAATAACAGAAAACTGCTGTATCTGGATATCGCCCGCACCACCAACCGCTGAAACGCTGATGCCAAATGGCTGACAAACCTGCTGGGCAATGCCCAAGGCCGTTGTATTATTCATCTGGTATGTTGAAAACTCAGCCGAGCATTCCACCAGATCCACCGATCTGGAGGCTATAACCACACGGTAAACGTGCTCCTGCGACGTAAGCTCTTCTGATACGCTCTGCACATATCCAGTGAGTACCTTATCTCCGCCAATAGACAGGACACACGCCGATCCGGAAGGGATATCTACGCTTGCGCCTGTATCTGGCTGATACAGAGTTGTTTCCAGCATGGCTGTCCAGGGCATGATATCCACCCCCATGCGAATGGAAACTCTACCCCAGCCTGAAATTTGGTTCCCATTGACTGTGATTGAAACTGCATTGGATGCTGTCTGATCATAGCCAACAAATTCAGATACTGTTGAAAGCACAGACATCAGGAAGACAAAGCCTCAAACTGCGTGGGCATAAATGCGGGATGTATGGGATCTGCCCGCCGGATCAGATCTGGCGCCCTGCTGGCATCTGCATATAGCTGTTGCCCCAGAACCAGAGCTGGAACCGGTGCGTTGCGCGTGACCGTAATCTGGTCAGGAAGTTGGCTTGCACGCTGCGACAGATCTGTTGTGACCTGAACACGAAGTGAGCGAAGAGCCCGCCACATATCATCAAGCCCTGCATCTGCTGCTTCTGTGGCAGCATCATCCAGTAAAGTAGCTACACGCAACCGTAGGTTTTCTGCCTCCTCGGCTGATGTTGGCTGCCAGGTGGCACATGCCAGCGCGATAGACGTAAAGGCCATCCAGCAGCAGATCTGCGCGGTAGATGTAGATGCCGTGGCAATAGCGGAGCCAATAGGTGCTGATGATGACGTAACATCAATCTTATACGTGGCCATTGGCAGCAATACGCTAATCTGCGTGCCCGGATCATTGATAGATTGACGCAGTTGTTCGGTAACATTCAGCACAGCATCAGCTAGGGAAGCTGCGGTAGTTTGCTCTTGAGCATTTATAAGCAGGCTATCAATTTTTGTGCGGGACGCTGTTAGGTTTTGCAGGACGGAATCAACGGTTGCTGCGCTGTCTATCGTTCCTGCATTACCCGCAGCATAACGCCCATTATTGCCCGGTAGCGTAGCAATAGCTGCACTATTTACACGGGGCGAACGTATGGCAGAACTGGCCAAGCTTCCCCAGCCACCAACAACGCTTTGGGCTGCGGAAATAACCGGGCTGCCAACAGATAAGGATGATGTAACTGCACCTGAATATGTGGTGCTGCCAACCAGCTGTGCGGCCAAAGCTGCTGCGCCAATGGCAGCATCCAGAGATGTTTGAATGATTGTGTTGAGATAGTTTTTCTGTTCCAGAAAATCGAAATCAACATCAATACGGCCCATAATGCCGTCTGGTTCCATCCATGAGAAATTGCTTAATGTAACACGTAAAATCCCAAGAGTTGGATGCACCAACAAACCGGCATCAGCCGCTTCTGCTGCGTTAATCAGCAGATCCCGCTGCGCCATATATTCAGGGCCGCATACAAACCCGCGCACATGATAGATCCGGGCACGGCGCCCTAGATCTTCTGTCCATACACCATCACGGTATGGATAATCATGCACAGCCTGCTTGCGGCCTGCCTGCCCGCCGCTGCCCAGCACAACAAACGGAACGCCCCGGAAGGAGCATTGCAAATACTCTTCTGCCAGAGTGGTAAGTGTGCCGGACATGGTGTTAATTCCCTATGGAACTGTTTTCAGGATCCATCGCACGTTGCTGCTTAACGCTGGCAACATGCAGATTATCGCTACGGCTGGTTGCTTTTACCGTGGTGCCTGCCGGTGTTTTGGCAGAAATATGCAAGTCCAGAAGCATTTTGTCATAGGGCGATTGCCCCTGAGAAGATGCAGAAGGTAGAGAAGCAGTAGGCGTTAATGCAGAACTCCAGTCTCTTCCCAGACCAGCCCTTCTCTGCATTTCCGCAAGCTGATCTGCCTGTGTTTTCCCTGGCCTGAAATAATCAACAGAGGCAATTGCTGCGGCTTGGGATGCAGTGCCCGCACGCCGTAGCTGACTATCGCCCAGATAGCTGCGGTTTTTGAGCTCCCACATCATGAAGTTAAGCTGCTCATCACGTGCCTGATCCCCATGCACATCCTGCATGCGATGGTGATACAACCGTAAATAGTCAGCTTGCCGATCTGAATGCCACTGGCCCATGCCATAAGCCGTGCCGTTGTCTCCCGGCTTGTCAGGATTAAATCCACTTTCCTGTGACAGGTTTGCCACTAACCCCGCAGCTTGTTCTGAGGTGTATCCATTCCTCATGAAGAAGGACTGGATGCTACGGCCCGCTGCGATTGAGGAAGACCCGCCAAGGTTTTGGGCAGACATGGATTTTCTTTGGTCACCATAGGAACGACCAAAAGGCGTGTAGCGAGAGAGGAAATCGTCTAGCCATGAAAAGCCAGGCATTCCATCAAGGAAGTTTCTACCACTATCAGTCTGCGAAAGCTTGCCAATAATGGCCAGCAACCCACCTGCTGCCGCAGTAGCTGCCAGAAACCCAGCTGAAATTCCGCTTATCGCAAGAACTATGGATGCAATACCACCCAAAACAGGAGCGCCCCATAAAGCCCCCATGCCGGCAACAGCAGCAACCGCTGCCGCTTTCCATCCGCCTAGGTAATCAACAACGCTTTTGATACGTTGCATAACCCCGGAAATACGGGTTTCTATTTCATTCCAGCCGCCAGTTTGCAGCCATGTTACAATACGTTTGACATAACCAGCCAGATCCTGTGCGATCCACTTTCTGTTGGCGGCAATCAACTCAGCCATCCAATGCACAAGCCCTGTAATACTGGGCTCTACTGCCTCAGCGATAGAATAACCAAACCCTTCCACAGCCAAAGAAAGTTCTTGCTGGGACTTCTGCATTCTAGCCGCGGCATCTGCACCCGCTTTGTTTACAACTCCGTAACGCTTGGCCAGACGGATATTATTCTGGAATTCACGTTCAGACTGTTGAAAAATTGGGAGAAGCCCTGCTGCTTGCTCACCAAACAAACTGGTAACTGCTATGGCTTGCGCCGTTGGGTTCTTAATGCCACGAATTTTCTTGGCTATCCGGTCGAACATCTGGTCGGGGGAAAGTTTTTTCAGTTCCTCCACCCGAATACCAAACGCCTGAAGCTGTGCTGCCGCCTGTGGTGCAAACCCATTTGGCACCTCCCACTTGAGGTTTGCCAAATGCCCTAAAGCACCCCCCATGGCATCGGCAGTGCCACCCGAAAGCCGGGCCGCGTTACGCAACGCCATCAGCCGGCCCGGGTTCATGCCAATACTACGCGCAGTTGTGCGCAGATTAGTGCCGAAAGTAGCCCAGGCAGAAGCCAGCTTGTACACACCAGCAATAGAGGATGCGCTGGTAAGGATACCCATTTCGGGAACCAGACGCCCCACAGATCTAAATGCGTTCAGTGTAGAGCGTGATAGATCTGCCATGCCCTTACGCATGCGGGTCATGCCAGTGATATCAGAAAATCTCTTCAGATTACGCCGGGCATTACGTAACGGCATCTGAAGAGAAATGATTCTTTTCTCTATATATGTTAGAGCTCTACTGACACGATCTTCTGCCGTAATCGTAATTTTAGCGGTTGCGGCCACGAGCTACACTCTCCTTGCGCTGTTTTTCCGCTATACGGTTGGCCTGCGTTACCCAGAACATCATCTGGCTACCGCTCAGCCCTTCAACATCAGATAGAGACCAGCCCGAGAACACGGTGCAGAGATCTGCGGTCAGTTGTTCCCAGTTGTCCGGCCATGCATAAAAAAACCGGTCAGATAATCCGCTGCACGAGCAAACTTACTGATCGGCATCTTGAGGACTGCTGCCTTTGGCCAGCTGCTGATCCGTTCTACGAGATCGATCTCGCCAGACATGAGCCCTTCAAACGTCTGGCGTGATTCAAACGATTTGAATGCACGGCGTTCTGACACTACCGGCTCACGCAAATCCATGACGTTGAAGGTTTTGTTCACAGCCTCAATGCCAGGCTTAAACGTGATCGTCAGTTCTGGTGTGAGATCCGGTTCCTCGTCAGGGTTCCGCCGTGCATCTTCCTCAAAATGACCAAGGAAGTCAGTTGCTGCATCCAGAATATGAGAGGGCAACTGATCTACGGCTAGCCGAGGCCATTTACTGATCTGGCAAACCATACTGATCTGGGAATCATAAATGCTTTCCAGAGTAGGTTTGCGACCAATAACCTTGGTGGCCTGTAGCGCATGAAACACAGCAGGCTCATGCAATTTCAGGGTTTCGAATGTTTCTCCACCCTTGATTGTAATCGGCTTTTCCAGATGAAAAACACCAGGAAGTTCCTCGACAACTTCCTCCTGAGGATCACTCACGGCAGATAGAACATCTTCATCGCTCAGCATGGTCACGATACAGTATCCTCTGTCACGGTGTCACTTTCCACCCGGAATTCAAACGTGCCTTCCTGAGTGTTGACGTTGATGACTTCAACCTGCCAGCCATTGACGCACGTAATGATCTTGCCATTTGCCAAGGTTGCCACAACGTCAAAACCACTGCCGCCCTGCAAGTCAGAAATCTTCATATCCCGACGGTCACGCAAGGTTGCCTGAATGAACCCCTGGTTGGGCATGGACGAAAAACCCTCAACGGTTGTCTGACCTTTGAGGGTTTCATTCTGGTTTCCTGAGGGCTGCCATTGCAGTTCCCCCACTACGTTAAACGGCACACCATTGATTGTAAGGGATGCGACACCCGCTAGGGGGCCGCGATAAAGAGAACCCGACATATTTTCCCCGTTCAGGATGTCACAAACTGGGCATCGCCTGCGATAACCCAGAGCTGATCAGCAAATTTGAATGGCAGCAGCATTTTCACTACACCATTCCCGGCATTTTCAGAGACCAGATTGGCAGAGAACGTTCTGGGGTCTTGCGCCCAGAGCTGCTGGCATTGCCAGTTGTAGCGGGCTGCTGCGGCTTTTCCGACCAACTGTGCCGTAGTTGCCTTCGCGCCAGCAGGAATTTTGCTGCCATCAACAACCAGAATGAACCGATTAAACGTGGATGCCAGATACGAACGCATATCCTGCAGACAGACTTCTGCCGTCAGCAGGCGTTCAATATCCAGATAGCTATTGTCGGACACACCCGCACTGTTGGTCTGATAGGTTGTGATCAGACGTTCCGTCAGTACCGTATTATCGTCGGCCACGGTGAAGGTGGACAGGCCATCATACAGCAGGCTGGCACGCTCATCGAATGTGAAGCGCCCTGCATCCGTTGGTGGCAAAACGGAAAGAGATAGGCCACGAACAGGAAGGGCAGGATTTTCCCGCATGGACACTGCCGTAACGGCCATAAGCTGGGCAGCCCAGATCATGGGAGAAGATGGGCTATCCGAAATAGGCATGATGGTGCCGTGCGGATCATTCTGCGTAATGCCGAACGCTGTTGCCTGCCCATATGTGCCACGATACGCTGCGATATGGTGACCATAAAGCTGCCTCATGGGAGACCAGTTACCGCTTGTATTGTCAAACAACTGCTTGAACGCGTTCAGGCTCGCTGTATCGACATACGGATGGGCATAGAGGTCATAGACACGCTCCCCCAGATTAGCCAGCGCTGTAGCCAGCGTGGTAGGGTTTTGTGTGCCACCAGACATCTGAGTGATGGCAACAGACAAGCCTGCAGGAACAGACTCCCCCCCAGCGGTGCCCAACAGGCAGGAACCCAACAGTATATCATTCCCGGCTAACCCTTTGTTCAGGGCTGTTGCCGTAATTGTTCCATCAGTTGCAGCGAGGGAAACCAGTAGCGTGGTAACAGACTTGGCTGCAGCAACCACATTGGCAGCAACTGTTGCGGCTGTATCCCCAGAGGAAACGCCAACCGGGATCAGAACATCCCCAACATACAGAGGCAGTGTACCGTCAGCTGTTGCTGTGCCAGTAATGGCCCATGTGCCACTGGCCGCTTTTGAGGCTGCATCATCTTCCAGAGGCAGTACCCACAGTTCACCGGAACTATCCAGATCACGGTAGGCTTTGACCATCAATGCACACTGGGAGCCAAGTCCATATTTGGCTACAGCGTCTGAATAGCCTCCCGATATCTCGGCAACGTTAGCAGTGGCACTGCCAGTGCTTAGCATCTGGCCAACAATAATGACGCGCCGTGCAGCGCTGGCAGTATTGGCTGCAGAATTATCCAAGGCAAAATAGAAGCCCGGAACACGGTTATTGTCTGAATAACCGGGGATTGTAACAGTCAATTACGCCCCCTTGTCTGTTTGCGCCTGAGCAGGGGCTGCAGCCGGCACGCTCTGGCTGGTTGTTGGGGTTGCTTTCTGCACATCGCCACGCGCTAGCGCACGCAGCCAGAAGCTTGTGTCGGGCACATTTTCACCTGCTGCATTCAGCAGACGCTTTGTGCCAGGCCACCGGACCGATCGGCCCTGTGCCGGTTTTACAAACATGGAGAATTCCTATTGAGGAAAATCAACTCTTAGGCCGGGAGCAGTCATGCCTTCATCCGCAGTACCTACACGGCCAGTAATTTCTTGAAGATCTACACCGGGAACAGGGTAATCCTGTTGGTATTCCAGACCGAATGTGATTTTCACAGCACCCAGATGATCTTCCGCTTCATCCAGAAGTCCTTGTTCCAGATTGAAATCTGTTACCTGCGATATAGATCTTTGCAGATCCTGATCGCACATCACGGACATTTCGATCTGCTCGGCAATCTGGTCCATGTTCTCCCGAACCTGTTCGGGAGTGCCACCAGAAACTTTTGCCACAACCTCAACTTTTACAATCTTATTGAAGCCCGGTTGAGCACGCCCAAATGACGTGCCCATTTCGGAAGGTATGGCAACAAAGATAACTGGAAGCATTTCTGGTTTTACAGGTGCCGTGCGATGCGTAAAAACACTTTGGCCGGCGTCAGTAGTCTTCCGGAGCAATGCCGCGATTTTGTCGCGGAACATGACCCGATACAGCATTTTCACCGTCCGCCTTGTTCAGCAGAATGTCAGCAGCGCCATGGCTATCAGGCTGGACTTCACGCACACGGTATTGTTTTCCGCGTATGACGAAAAGATCACCCTGCTGTGGTGCTGATACAAACTGCGATAGTTGAACACCTAACCGCGCATCTGCCGTAGTTACATGCGTTGTAGAAAGGCCGTCCACAATTTCGAGTGGCATGGCTTTGTAGCCATTATCGAAAATGCCGGTGACGAGAACAGGATCTGGATTAAGAGAGGAAATCCATTGGACTTCCTCCCCAAACACATTCTGGCATGGGGCCAGAACCAATTGATCCCAATCTACTGGGCCGACCATATCAGCCCTGTGTAGCCGGTGGCGCTTTCATGTCCGGCGCCGGCGGCATGGATGCTGCCTGCAATGTATTTGGAGCAGGCTGCTCACCATCACGGGCCACACGGGCAATCTTGCGCGCTACCCACAGATCTGCACGATATTTGGGGATAGCCATCTTGGTACCTACAGGCCAAGGACGGCGCCCAACCTGCGGATAAACAGGAATGAGCGTGACGACATCAACTGTGTCGCCCTTCTGCACACTCTTCTTGGGTGCATCAGGCGTTGTGTTTTGTTCTGTCATTTATCAGGTTCCTGTCGGTCCAGACACTGCAGCACCTGCTTCCATGACGGTTGCCGACAATGAGCAGTTCACACGAGAAGGAATGACGATTGGAGCAGACTGCATCATCAGATTGATGGTTGCAGGGTTTTCTTTGTACCAAATCTTTGGTGCGTAAGCGAGCGCACCATAGGCAAAAGCAGGGTCGAGAATAAGACCGAAACCACGGGTACCTTCCAGACCAGGGCCTGTCAGAATAACCGTCCCATCCGGGATCATGGGTTCTTCTTCATCTGTATCTGGATCAACATACCAGTCGTTATACAGCCAAAGATTAAACTGGCCCCATTTCCCCATAAAGATGGCGCCCTTATCAACGCGGCCACCGAGATCAACATCGGAGCCACCCACCTTACCAGGCCAGATAATGGCATTCAGAACCTTGATATCGCTTTTGAACGCATTCCATGTGGAATTTGTAAACACGATGTCTCGCGGTGCAATACCAGATTTCTGTAAGACCAAGGCTGCCCAGACTGTGATGTAGTCCGAAGGATAAACACCACTCTGTCCCCACTGGGCAGCACCTGTAAGCGCAATGGTAAGGGCTGGATCACGTTGGAAATCAACGACTGTTGCCGGGTAACCTTCGCCTTTAACGGTGACTGTCCCGTACACCAGAGCAGACGCTGCCATCCATTCCAGGCGACGATTGATCATATCAATCTGGTCTGTCATCTCATACGCGAGATTGGCTTCCAGACGTTGTGCCGGGGTCATTCCACCCATCAACCGTTCGCCAATGTTCCGGCGCACGGGTTTCAACAGATCTGGATTACGCCAGTCTTTAACGTAAGCAGGCTTGAACAGGTTGGTCTGCCACCGGCGACTTTCCACCATTTTCCCCTCGAACAAGGGGGAGCAGAAAGGCGACATACGCCGCTTACCAACATCGACATCAATCGCCACTTCTGGCGCATCAGATTCCACGATATTGGGAAAGAAATTGTCCAGCAGGAAGGTCTGTGCCGTTTTGGCATTTTGGACAAAATAAACGAGCTCAGCTACGCTATATGCACTGAGAAGCGGCAGAAGTGCCTGCTGCACCCCTGCTGCGCCGGTTGTTCCGGACATTCAGTATTTTCCTGAAACTATTGGAAAAACGCTATCACACGATAGCGTTGGACTCTCCGGTCTTCACAAAGATGGAGAACTGACGCAGAGCCGGTTTCAGGGTATCCACCGTCCAGCTTGCATCAAAGATCATGTAATTCGAGTTGAACTCGCCCATCTCATAGATGGCACCTGTGGCATCAGCCGCAGAGGCATCTACCTCATCAACCACAATACCGCATGGGGTCTGAGACCCGTCTGTAGCCGTTTTGACGCATGGGATATATTTCCCGGTAGCAGTTACCTGCCCGACAACCTGACCCCGCTGGAGCGTGTTGCCTTTGGCAAAGGTGACTGTCTCCGTGACCAGCTTGAGGTTGCCGGCAATGAGCTGATCCGGAACAAACGCAACCTGCTGTGCGCTGGGGTAAAAACCATAGCTCATCGGCTACCTCCCATACGGGCATGGTTCAAGCGGACCATGCGGGCTCCAGGGCGTTCATCTTGCTGGCTGCTACCCTGCGGGGCTACGGGGGCATGTCCTTCGTTCTGCATGCGCGTGCGCAGTGCAGCGTAGCCTGCCTGATCTGCGGCGGGTGCAGGTTCCTGCTGTGCAGATGCTGCCGGGGCAACTGTGCGCAACAGGTTGACTGCCGCCGTACGCGTCATGCTGGTGCCAAATGCAATTTCAGCAGCGGCAGCAGGATTGCGGCCGGCAGCGGCAGAACGGAAAATGGCAGAGCACCGGCCACGTTCGCGCATGCGAATGGCGCGGGCCTTCGGGTCCTTTTCGTCATCCTCATCGTCATCATCGGTGCCGTCTGGATCTTCATTGTCTGTATCTTCGGCACGTTTGGATTTTTTGCCCTTTTTGCCGCCCTCACCTTCCTGATCGCCTTCGCTATCAGGATCCTTGTTTTCTGGATCGGCATCAGCTGCAGGGGTTGCGCTCCCGCCGGCAGCACTTGCACCGGCTCCATGGGAAGCCAGATGCGCAAATGGACTGATAGCAGAGCTGCTCATCAGTGCTGGTTTTGCCATGCTCTATTTTCTCCGATATGGAAAATTTACTTCAGATGCGCCATAAAATCCAAAAAGGCGCTATCGCGTGACATGACAGCATCTGCCAAACCTGCAGATACGGCATCCTGCCCATAAAAAACGGCGGCTTCCATGTCCTGCACATCTTGTGCAGACAACCCACGGTTTCGTGCCACTGTTTCAAAAAACAGCTTGCCCATGCTCTCAATGTCGCTCTGGATGATTTTCTGGGCATCTTCGGACATGGGCGTGGTTGGATATGTATCCGTTTTGCGTGCCCCGGTCTGAAATGTCGTAACCTTGATGCCCGTTTCATCCAGAAATTTCGTGATATCGGCATGGAGATAAACCACACCGATTGACCCCACCTCACCCGTGCGTGGCAGGACAATTGTTTCTGCAGAACAAGCCAAGGCATATGCGGCAGAACAGGCCTGTTCATCTACAATTGCAATTACGGGTTTGCTTTCCCGCGCTGCATAAATACGGTCTCCCGTATCAAAGCAGCCGGCAACAGCACCGCCTGGGCTGTTCACATGCAGGATAATGCCGCGAACGGTTTCATCCTGCGCAGCCAAATTGATGGCGTTGCTGATGTCATCGTAGAAAGTTGCACCACCCCACCACCAGCCATTGCTGCTGCCTGGTAGCAAAATGCCCTTGATGGATATGACAGCAATGCCCGAAACATTCTCTGTGATGCTTTGGGCTGCATAGCGGGCTTCATCATCAACAGGACCGAACAGTGCTTTATCATCAGCACCGCTGGCCAAAAGACCCCGGACAATATCCAACTTGCGGCTGGAAAGCGCCAGTGGTGCCCCGATCAGCGCCTGTGTATGCGCGTATTGTTTCATTCTGCGTCCGGTTTCTTATCTGCTTTGTCTGCTGGATCTCCGCCGCTCCATTCAGGCAATGGCAAGCCACGGTCTTTGAATGCCTGCATTTCGATTGCACGCTGGGCAACATTCTCTTCCCAATCGCGCCCTTCATTTTCAGCGCATTCATCTTCCAAAGTGGACAGTGCACCATCCATGCCAAGAATGGCCCCTTGGCGTTCGGCAACTGGATCAATCCAGCCGCGACCAGGACCAAGCCATCGGCACCGTGCATAAGCATGCCGCGCCTCTAGGAAGCTGGGAGCGCCTGCAGGCAACGGCAGGTTATCGGCCTCCATGGACTCTTCCAGCCATGCCAGACGCACGGGAGAAGCAAACCCTATGGAGAATTCTTCGCGCCGCCGCTTCATGGTTTTCCATGCCTCCAGCAGCGCACCACGAGCCGATGAATAATTGACATCGGACCAGTCGTTACTGAGCTGCATGGGTGCAAGGCCAGCACCACTGGCAATGTTGTTCAGGGTTGCTCTTTCAAACTCCCTGAAGTTGCTGGCGGGACGGGCCGCGGTGACTGTGTTGATCTTTTCGCCAGGGAACAGGATTGGCAAACGTGATCCCTGCATGGAAATATTATGCTGCTTATGAAACACCCCACGCATTTCCTGATATGCACCTAGTGTTTCATCCCCGCCTTCCAATGCCTCGGCAGTCATCCCCTGATCATATGGGCTTTCAATATACGCCGCGAAAATGGCATTTAGGATGGCAGAGTCCATTTCAGCGCCATCATATTTGATCAGCATTTTCAGGCGTTGCAGGACAGGCGTGAGCATTCCTGTTCCGCCCGTATGCTGGCCACCACGATGATGTTCAAAGAAATGCACAACCTGCGGGCGTCCCCACGATGTTTCCCGCGGGATACGAGACCAGGTTACCGCCTCTGATGCGCTATACCAGTCACACTCATGGGCGTTCCGGATGTGATAGGCGATAGGAACGCCTGCATCGTTGATCTCAACCCCATTGCGCATGTTTTTGAGATCAAACTGGTTCTGCGGGTTGCTGAGCCTATCTGGATCAATGATCTGCACTGCTGTGCCATATCTGGCGCGCCCCAGACCGATATTCTCCTCCAGCCACGGGATATGGGCCAATGCATCCCCGTCCACGATGAGATGGCGAAATGCCAAATGCATTTGCTGAGAGAACGTCAGCATCCGTTCGGCATCATTGAACCGCAATGGATCATTTGCCCATGAGCGCCAGTTGCTATCTACAGCACGCGCAAACTCATGCGCCCATGTGGCATCAAACGCCGAGTTGCCGGTGATATGGGCAAGAAAGCGATAATCTGGTTTGCTGATCGGACGTAACGTGACGCCCACAGCATTATCCAGAACACGCGTGACTGCCCCGGAAGCCCAGCCATCATTGCGCACCAGATCGCGCACACGGCTGACAATCCGGTTACGCCACGGGCTACGCTCAGTATCGGCAGAAAACAGGGGAGGATTCCACCCCTGCATACGTTGCCCATAAATGTCTGCCGCGTCATACGGCAGACCTGGCCAACCTGTAAGAGCACTAAACCCCCTGCGAGAGGGTGGGCCCTTTTTTCCTGCATCGTTACTGAACAAGCGCGCGAATGTATCGCGCAGCCCCATTAGAACACCGGCCTAAGCGCACGCCTGCGTGTGCCTGGCATACCAAGCTGCCGTTGCAATGTTTTGATCATCGCAGATAGATCTCCGACATTCGCCTGACTGTATGTGACAGCACGGCTGCCATCGCCCTGAGAGTAGCTGACAGAAGCCACACGCTGACCACCCTGCAGGGCAATCAGAGCCATCTGGCAGTTGGTTAGCGCTTGTTGCAGCTGCGCCTTGCTCAGGCCTGCCAAGAGGCTGCTGGCTGGCTCAAAATGAGCCTGCGGTAAACGATACCCAAATGGGCCATAACCACACATTCTGTTATCCCCTACCCTGCAAGTTTGGCAGCAAGCCGTTCCATGCGGGTCATTTTCTTCTTCGGTTCTGCAGTTTTTCCCTGTGCCGGCATATCAGTGATTGCCATTTTCACAGGTTCTTCCGCGAAAGGATCCATCTCTTCCTGCACTGGCTCTGGTGCGGGTGGATGTTCTGTTGTTTCGGCTTCCAAGGCATCAGCCCGTTTGTTCAGCTTCAGGCCCATGTAAATCAGACCGCAGAGGGCTGCGTAGCTGTAGACAGCGATATCCAGCGCTTCATTCCGTCGCCCTGGCAAAAGCTCCCAAACACGCACGATTGTGCCGTTGATGCTTTTGCGCACAGACCTTTCGGACACCATCTGTGCGAAATAGTTTACATCCCGGTCTGCTGGGAAGTGCATATACCCTGGTGCTGGATGACCCGGTTCTGGTTGCGGCAGATGCAGACGCGCCCTGATGACGTCCTTGGCCGCGTTCACCCCAATGATGACGGGACGAAAGCTTGCCTTGTTACGTGCGCTGGGCCGTTTGGTTGGCCAGACTGGAGATCTGGCACCCCCACGCGCAGACTCACCCTTGATCGCCCAAATGCGACGGCCCAGCCGAGCGCGGCAGAATTCATACACCCTCTGGGTGTGATGGCCGCCTGAATCGATACACGCCGCCATAATGGTGAATGGTCGGCCATCTGCACGGTACCATGTGCGCTTCAGCACATCGTCCACGCGTGCCCATGTTTCGGGCATTTCAGGATCACCATCCACCACAATAACAGCGATGGACCAGCGTTCCTCATTACGGCCCCAGCCGACAACCTCTATTTCAATACGGTCATCCTGCGTATCCGCCCCGGCTGTCAGCACCACGACACCGAAAGGCACTTCGCCTTCCCATACCTCTACGCGTGCAGCCAGCGACAGCTCATTAAGAGCACCGTCCCCTTTATCCTCGTAAGGAAGGCCAAGGGTTGTGTTGATGAATGTCTGGCGCCGGATTGGATCCCGATAAACATCCAGCCATTCTTCCACCAGCTTCGCCCATGTGGCATTTGGAGAAAGGGAATAGCCTGTCCAGATATGGAAAGAGGCATGCCCCTTGAAGGGCTTGGAAGCTATCCACTCCCCTTTTGCCACCATGTCGGCTTTTTCGGCTTCTGTGATGATGCAGCCGTTATGCCGGCACACGTAATAGGCCGTTTCCGGTAGCGGCTTTCCGTTCTCGTCACAGTCCCATTTTATGCCATATGGGGTTTCCTTTTCACCCCATTCCAGCACCTGCATGTCCCCACAATGCGGGCATGGAACATGAAACTGGCGGCAGTCTCCTTCCTCATAGAGTTTTTCTATTCGGCTCAGGCCTGCAACCGTGGGTGTGGATCCTGCGATGATCTTGCGGTTCCAGAATGTCTCTGAACGCTTGGAACCAAGAGATATCTGATCACCCTCAGATCCCGCACCACCTACCGGATAACCATCTACCTCATCAAAAATAACGATACGCACGGTGATACGGCGGAAACCACCCGGAGAGTTGGCCCCTACCAGCTTGAGAGATGAACCATTCCGCATTGTCTTGGACAGCAAAGTGTTCTCGCCACTTTTGGCCTTGGTATCCGGAGCAATGGCAGCCAGCACAGGGGTATCCCTGAGCATGGGGGCTATTTCCGTTTTACTGTAATCCTCAGCATCAGTTTCGCGGGGCTGCACAACCAGAATGGGGCATGGATCCTGCTGCAGAAAATACCCTACTGCGTTATCCACAATCTTTGTGTATCCAACACGCGCTGACTTCATCACAGACACTTTCTCTACGGTGTCATCCGTAATCGCATCCATGATTCCGGGCTGGTAGGCGTAGGCTTCAAACCGTCCAGTCTGTGCGCTTGTCTCCCGAGAAAGCACTGCATATTCAGCTGACCACTGGCTTAACGTCAGCCGTGGCGGGGGTTTCAGGTTCTCAAGCTGTGCTCGGTCTAGGAGCTTGAGGAAAAATTTATACCCCTCTGGATAATCCGTCGGTGGGATCTGCATCCAGCGTCAGTTCCTCTAGGGCACGAAATATCAGTTTCTCCAGACGGTCACGCAGTTCCCTTGGTGTTTTGCACCGTGCCAGTGTGGGTGCCTGCTCTGCTGGGATGGCCAGAAGCTTTGTTCTCACTGTGGCGAACTTGGCCCCCACGGCTTTGGCAATCAGATCAGCATCTACAACGCGTCCGGACTTCTGATCGTATTCCAGCTTGCGTTGGAGGGCCTTGTAATTCTGCTCAACCTGAAACGCAGTTGCCGTGGGCATAAGCCCCTTCGCCAACAGATCAGCAGTTTCTCCTTCTGCAACCTTGGTTGCATCCGGTTGCAGGTCTGGTTGCACCCCTGAGCGGGTGGTCATCCATTCCTCAAAAGAAGCCAGGATTACGCGACCGCCGTCTGATTTGATCTTGCCGGCATCAATGTTTTTTTTGATAGCGGGACGGCTGATGCCAGCGCGGCGCGCCGCCTCGCTCTGGCTGATCGTCGTCACTATCTCACCTGCAACTGCAACCTAAAAAAATTGCCATATCTAGGGAACAAACGGGCTGGCGCAATCCCCGCGTTTCAAGGGGGCCAGGAAGGACCCAAGACCCCTAGGGGGAGGGCTACCCTCCCCGCGCATACCTGCCTCGCGTGTCACCACGCCGTCCTCACTGCCTTCTGGATGGCATCTGCCAATGCCTTACCCCCTCGGGTAGCGACAATCTCTGCACCTCTCTTGGCAAAGCTCAGACGCTTATGAACGTTCACGTTTGGACGCCACATATAGAGAAGCTTCAGACTGGTCTTTTTGCCATTGATCTTGTTCAAAGATCCTTTGGTTCCGCGTGTGCCATCCCGACGAGCACCACGGACTGGACGTTGCCATATGCCAGTTATGCCGCGTACGGTTCCCTTAAAGACGTCACTACGATCAAGAACCCGAGACAGCATTCCCTTAGATATCTGACCATATTTATCTGTTGGCCCATCTACTGGAACAAGCAGGTTCCCTTGCTGCCAAGGAGTTTCATGCTCCCCGCCAGTTTCATATGGCTGCAGATATCGTTCCTGAGCAGGACGCAATGAGACAACTGCTGTCAGATCACTCTTGGTTGCCTTCTTCTCAACCTGCGTTGCACGCAATGTAAATGGACGCGGATGCTCGAATATCTTGCTGAAGGCATCGTTCTCACCGCGCATGATCTGGAACGCCAGATCATTCAACGCAGAGGCCTGCGCGAACGGGATCTGCTTTTGCATGTCAGATAATGCGCGCTGGGCTTCTGATGTATCCAGCTTGATCTCAACGCCAGCCATGTCCAATTACCCCAAAATGCCCGAGGCACCATAGAACCGGTACGCTAGACAATGCGATGGTTGCAAAAAATGCGGCTAGACGCAGAAGAGTTGATCTCTGAAACTCTATGTCTAAACGCAATTCTTGCCCAAAAAATCTGCTGTACAGGTTCATCTTGTCTCTGCTATCTTTGCGCCTGTTCATTCCTGCCGTTTCCAGGAGTGGATAATAAGAAGCCCTCGCGCTGTGTCACCAGCCGAGGGCTTCGTTCATTCAAATCAACAATGACCTATCGCGTAGCATAAGCCCGGTCAGAGCACTCCTGAGCACGCTGCTTCGCCCACACCCGAATACCAGGGAAACGTGCCCGAGAAGACAGACGCTCATAATGGTCTGCTGCACGCGCCCATACACTGTAATCAGACGTCACCTTGGTGCCACGCGCAGGCCCATGTTTCTGTGGCTTCTGACTACCACGAGCCCCAGAACGGTTCATTTCTTTCTGTCGCATGACATCCCCGATTTTATGATGATGGATTGCAGACGCCGTATTTCACGGTGCTGTTCTTCTAGCTGCCGAGACTTGCGGCCCATTTCCCAGCGCAGCTTGAAATTCTCACGCCGCGCAGAAAGCACATCCGTCAGCCAGCGCTTCATGCCTTGGCCAGATCCAGAGGCAGCATTTGCCAGGATTGTTCCGGCGTTTCCCGAACATGAAGCCGCAGATACGCTTTGGTGCTGTCGATACGAATGCTGTCTGCAATCGCATCCATGGCCCGCTTCCACTGCGGCTCGTCTATGTTGTGCCGGCGAAGCCCAAGAATTTTCGTGGCAGAAAGCTTTCCTTCTTGCCCCACGTCAAATGCTTCCATCACAATGGTTTTGAGGTTCGCGTTCGCGCCCTCAGACCATTCCTCAAAAAGTTCATCCAGCAGGCTTTTGGCGACCTGAAGCTCAGGCCCAAAGGAAATGCTCTCGCCCATGCAAACAGACACACGCAACCGGCCATCGTAGCTACTCAGCGTAGTGTTGCCTTTCGGCCCGCCAAGCTTGGCTTGGTATTTTTCGTGCAGCAGGGATTGCAGCGCAGAAACCTCACTGAAGCCGCGCTTCTTGAATTCTGCCAGCTCTCTCGCCAGAAGCTTCGCTTCCGCATGAATAGCGCGAACCAGCTCATCTTCCAGAAGATCCTGCGGCTTTACCTGCGCAACAGGAACCAGACGCCCTTGAGCATCCTTCATGTAGCCTTCGGGCGCATCGTCCACGGGCCGGGGTGTGTCTGTCATGGTGTCAGTCCAGATATTTTGCAGAACCGTCACCCTCACGCACATGAGAGTAACGTGTAGTTGTGGCGAGAGAGGCATGCCCCAGCGTGGCGCAGACCACATGGGCCGGGGCATTGTTGTCCAGTGCGTGCGATGCGTGGGCGTGCCGGAGCCAATGCGCTGAGACACGCGATGACAATCCGGCACGCCGTGCTGCCCGCTTCACGATGCGATGAGCCGCATCTTTCGAGAGCGAGCAGCCATCATGGCCGGGGACAACAGGCGCATCTGGCCCGCTATCAACCCTGAGCGCCATGAGCTCTTTGAACAGTTTGGCAGGAACCTGCACGGGCCGCGTCTTGTTGCCTTTGCCAAAAACGGAAGCAACAGCACCCTGCTGGCGGCGCGTCAGATCTCGCCAACGCAAAGCGCAGGCCTCTGAAATGCGCAGCCCCATACGGTACAGAACATTCAGCAGCGCCCGCTTGCGTGGCTCTTCCTCACCATCAATCAGCGCAATCACTTGCTCACGGGTAAGAATGCGCTCATGCAGCGTGTCTCTCCCCCGCGCTATGCGGAAGGCAGATCCTGCATCATGAGAGAGAACGCCAGTTCCCGCGCCATAGGAAAGCAGAGATTTCACGGCTGAAAGCTTCCGCCTGCGCGTGGCATCGGAAGCATCGCCCATGCTGTCGAACCACGCCTGCAGGTCGGGCAGCACAATATCGTTCAGTGATTTCCCGGCAAATGCCAGCAGGTCGCGCACGTCTCTCTCGTATGCGCGGCGCGTGTTCTCGCCACGGTTATGCAGCCACGTCCGGATGCACAGTTCATCGGCAGAAACTGGAGCGGCTTTCACCGCCTCTGGCGCGGGTGATCTGTTACGATCTCCGCTAACCATTTGTTTTCCCTACATTATGTGGTGTTTTTCACCCCATCAAATCCGCAAGATAACTACACTTATCTTGCGGGTTTTTGGGGTGCTGTACGACTTATCTTGCGGGTGCCCAATACTGGGGTGCCAGATAAGTCAGCGTTATCATTGCGGGTTAATCGGACGGCGCACCGCCAATTTTTCTCCCGCAACCACCCCACTTTGGGGGCCTCCAGCTGGGGCGAACTGTGCCCGCAGGAATTTGTTCACCTGTCTGGAGCATCATTTCCCGTTGCACCGCAGCTTCTACACGCAGCACATCCGCTTCTGCTGCCGGGCCAATGTCGGCAGCCATACGGCGCAATGCACTCCGCGCCACGCGGGCAACACGTGCCGCACGTGCAATGCGATTGCGCAACAGCAAACCGCTGCCGCCCAAATCAACATCACTGCGATGATAAGGAGGATTGGTGTAGATCAGCTGAACAACAAGGCATTCAGGCCCATCAACACCCAAAACCAGAACTGGCTTTTTCCCGCGCAGCACAATAGAGCCCCGGCAGATACTCCGCCGCTTGCCCATAAGTATGCTCGTATTGTTCGGAAATAAAAAAAGCCGTGGCCCTCTCAGGCACACGACTTCGAATAGGATACCAGAATAGACAGATTATCTGTGGACAGTCAAGATAACTCTAAAAAATCAGTTATCGTCTTTTTTAGGTTCGATATTGAACCACAGTTTTCCAGGCATCTCTGCATATACGTCTGCCAGCTGCCCTAACAGCAATTCAATGGCGCCAGAAATCTGACGCCGATCACGCTTGCGCTGCCCTGCAACCTGAGAAATGCTCATATGGTCGATCAGGAAACTATACAGAAATTCTTCTGAACGTTTTCCAAGGTGCTCTCGAATATATCTGCACCGTTCTGTCCCATGCATGCGGGCAAGCAAAACATATTCAGGATCTGGCTTACCGCCCTTACTAGATGCTTCCGGATCTTTGGCACCCATGATTCCGGTCTCATAATCCCGCGCCCACATCTGGGCTGCCGCCACTTCGGCATCACCAATCACGCCAGAAGTATGCAGCTTGTTTAACAGCCCGCATGAGCTGGAAACTGCG